CCCGGCCTTACGGCCCAGCCCCCTATGAGGGGGCCACCCAACGGCGTTGTAGTGCAACTGCGCCGTGCAGTGCAGATCGCTCAAACTGAGAGCGTTCCTGATAGTCCGGGTTATAGCTGAGTGACCAGAGCCGATTAGGTCCTGGTACCTCTCGCTCCCCGGAACTAGCGAGAAAGCACTTCGTGAGAGCACCGTATCCCTCCAGTTTATCAGTACGGTAAACTGGGCTTGGAACCAACGCCCTTATTTCAAAGCGTTGGAGATTAGCGTTCCATCTTTCGACGGAACGATAACCCAAGAATGAGATACGGCCCAAGCCTTCACTAGTCTCGGAAACGTAGGGAAGATTCCCTACGACCCGTTCAAGTTTATTAAACATGAACTGGGTAGTTCTCCAATATCCCTTCAAATAGAAGAGATTGGCAGTAGCTATCCATGAGATAATTTGTGAAGCTTGTCGCTTGTTCTCAGGGCGCTTTTGTCGGATGTATACAGGTGTTACCTGATACCCGTCATACGCGTCGACACCACATGACTCTCGGAAGCTTCCGCTCACGAAAGTCTTATTGGTGTTTACCTTACAATTGTACTTTTGTAGGTATTCGAGAACAATATCCGCATACGCTGTGGGAACGATTATATCGTCACCATAAACGTACAACCCTCTAGTAACCTTAAAAATGTTACTAGCGATTGTGGAAAGGTTTCTGGCTCTCAGCAAAGCAACTACACAAACTGTGTAGAAGTACATTGCTTCGACTGGGAAACAGAGAGCACTACCCATGGACGCAAACTTCTTTAATGGACCTATCACTAGGCCACTCGGAAGCTGCGCACTTGTCGAACGACATGCATCAATGGATTCCTGTAAATCAGGATTACCACTGAACATAGCCAAGGCAAGTGAACGAGGAACTCGGTCACTAGCATCGGAAAGATCGATCGTTGCTAACCGACCTGTCTTCGAACCAATCACCGCAAGCCTCTGATTGATTTCCTGGTCACGGAAATTTACATGACCAGACGTCAACCAGTAAGTTTCGAGCTTCCGATAAAGGAAATCTCGAATACCCTGCTGCACATATTGCATGCAACATGGCTCGATAGCGATGATACGGGGACTCTTAAGAGTTTTCGGAACGGTGACAATCCTTACGGGTTGTTCATCCGTTTCTGGAATGATCGATACCATTTCGAGTTCCTTAGAGTTGACTGGAATACCCAGAGGGTACCCATTATCAACAATAGGGAAATAAGGCTCGAGACGATCATGCCAACGCTGCCATACGAATTTCCGATTACCGGATACTCGTTCCGCAGTGGCTCCGGGACCATGCTTGGGAATACAGTCGGTAACTGAAAAATCAGCAACCAAAGTATCCCAGAGCACAGAAGAAACGTCGAGAAAATCTTGACGTTCTTCTCTCGGTGCAGAAAACTCATTAAGGGACTGCTCGATTTCGACGAATGAATCAAGCGCGGCCTGTATCCTTTGCGGGGTACAGTCCAACTCCAACTTTTTGAATGTAAGGCAAAGCTGCCGTACAGATTCAACAACAGTAGGAATATCGCTTGATACTCCTCTAATTTTGTTAGGGGAACTTTCATCGATTAACACCTTTCCAGTCTCAAAGTCAAAGATCTGACGAGTCATCCCCTGCAGAAATGCAGGCATGACTGCACCCTTCACACGCTTAAAGCGAGAGAAGAGTGTTGCGTCAACAAATCCGCGGGCCAAGGCTTGTTCAAAGTCTTGACAAAAGCGGGGAAGTGTGATCGTTAAAAACGAGACACCTTCATCTTTGACCCGTGATCTTATAGTTTCAAGATCACGTAAATCAGAGACATCAGCGGTACACTTGGCACAGGAGTCTAAATAGATTTCCTGCACCAACTCCAGATAGTCACTTACGTCCTCTTCCAAGTTGCCTCCATATCTAGAGGTGAACTTTGAACCGACGTACGTCTACCCTTCCGATGCCATTGGCATGGCACCGGAGTTCATTCGGCACCACACACTTTAAAACGCAGTAGACATCAACTACTTCCCAGGAACGTTATTCTGTGGATAGGCGGAAATTGAAACATTTCCAACCCCATCTTCAGATTGCACGAAAATCGCAGCAGGACCTTCATCAGGTTCGCTACGAAGAACTGCCCCCAAAATTACGGGTAGTGATACCCCTAATATTTGGAGTAACGTATCCCGCCAGCTAGGCTTTTTAGGCTTTGCTGGAGGTTTTGGATTGGTAGCCATAAGGCTTTCACTCCTTTCTGTGATGTTAGATGAAGGTTGTAGGTCATATGGGACCCCAGGAATTTTCATTCCTAAGATTCCTGACCATACAACTTGTCAACTGCAGTGTTGTCAAGCCAGGTTTTAAAACCGGCTATAAGCTGTTCACATTGTACCATCGAAAACCCATATTCTGGGCGATCGATGACAACGTAAAAGCTCAACGTCTCATAGTCGTTGACAGCAGTCAACGGGTCTGCGACGACAGCTCGCTGATCTATCCGAACCATCGACCGAATCCGCCCTTTACTGGGCTGATGGCTGATGGTAAAAGTCCAATTTCCATCGGACTTCTGGTAGATCGTTTTCAATCCACTCGAAGAAATTCGAGGCATGGATTGAGCGACAGCATTGACGGTGACCGATTGTGGGTCGGTAAACATAAGTGGTTGACCTCCAAAGTTATGCGGAGTTTAACCCTGTCCGATCCATCCTTTTCCAAGGGACCGACCTTTCTTAAAGGAATCAGGGTAGGTTGATCGCTCGGCTTAAAGTATTAACGCTTTTAACGGCGGCTAATACCAAGTGCCCCGGCGATCGCTATTTGCCTGGGAGTTAATTGATCCCAGGTCAGGCTAAAACCATACGGACCAGCTCCTTCTTGACGTTGCTTTGATTCGATTACTCGGTCAAATTGCAACGTCTTCATCCCAGAAATAAACGGTAGGGTTTGTATAAACCTTCGCGTTACCTTTCTGTGATGCATGACATAGAAGTAGCTGCAGCTTATGCTGTCGAGAGCAATATCTGTTAGGTAATCAATATGATCACCGAAATTAGATACCCAATCGACAGCCCAAGTCCAAGGAGTGGCCTTGTAGATATTTGATGGGCTAGGCCGGAGGCCGTAAAGCGTCATTTGACGCATTGCGACGTTCCATGCAGACAAATAGTCTGGGTTAGCCGAATCAAATTCTGGCCGATAGTACCGGAAACGTCCAACTGCGTACGTTTCGAACTCTTCGAGTTCGATCGTCTGCCATGTGGGCGTTCCTGAAAAGTAGTCGTTCGCCAAGCCGGGTCCGAGGACAACCCCGTTCCCGCCTAAGATAACTCTACTTGTACTACCGGATCCAAGGGTGACGCGCCGCCTTATGGCTTGCCCATTGTTTCTCGTCAATTGCGAGTTCAACGAATGGGCATTTTGAATTACGTTGTCGAAACGACGTAAATCACCAAGAAAGGGGCTCCAGCCGAACTGGTGGTTAAGGAACTGGTCTGCTAGCTTTTTTGGCTGCATGACTTTAGATATTTGAGATCCTCCCATCGCTTTCCATATGTCATGGAAGCCCTGAGAGGTTGTCTTTAACATCTTAGGTATGTCTCTTGCTTCCGCAACGAAGACAAACCCAGAAGCCTTTTCCAATTTCGGTTTCGCTAATGCGTAACCTTTGTCACCCATGCCAGTCATATCTGGAAAGAGAGACGAATTAGAAGCGAGGCAGATTGAAAGATCTCCCACAGGGAGATCACCGCCGAACTTCGTATCGTCGGGTGGCCCAAAGCCGCCCACATACCTCATGAGACCATCGTTTCGTGGGTATGTTCCTCTACCATATATCCCCCTATAGGGGGAACAGTACTCGATACGTAAGGTCCTAAAAGCTCCTCCTTCTTTATAAGGTGGGCCACCATGTTTATTATCCATGGTGACTTGCGCCTTAAGATAAGGAGCTGTGAAGTTGTAGTTCTGCAATTGAATTTTGCTCGAACTCCATTCTCGGAATTTGCCTCCACTCGTTATAGCTGGGTTATAATAACCCATCTGTAACTGTCCCCCCTTGGGGATGGGAACCGTATTCCGCCTTACTCGAGAAAATGCTGATGCTGACATAGTCACTCCTCCGTATGAAACGAACATTTGTGGTTCTATGCGAACCATGCACTGCATAATGTTCGCGTTAGCTAGAGAGAATCACCGCTGATCCTCTAGACACCCCCAAG